TATAATGGCCCTGTTGAGGATCGCTCTCTACACTTAATGGATAAGCTAAATTTTCTGTTTTATTTCTTCCCTTACTACCAATACCAAATTCTACGTCTGCAAAAGCAGGAATTTTGCTGGATATGCCGCTGCGACTAATAGCGGCTCCAGCAAGGTTGCCAGCAACTTTTCTTAAACCACTACTTAATAATCCTGCCATGTTTGTTTATCCTTATATATACTATTTAGTGGTAATGTCATACAAAGGTCGATACATAGCAAAGAATCCCAAAAAATATAAAGGTGATCCCCAAAAGATCACTTATCGTTCTCTATGGGAGCGCAAATTTATGGTGTATTGCGATACTAACGAATCTGTTATTGAATGGAGCAGCGAAGAAATCATTATACCCTATTTATCTCCTTGGGATGGAAGGATTCACAGATATTTTCCAGATTTTTATATCAAAACAAATCAGCATAATGGATCAACTAAAAACTTTCTCATAGAAGTAAAGCCCAAAAAGCAATGTTCTCCCCCACCAGCACAACCAAAGAGAAAAACCAAACGATGGTTCAATGAAGTCAAGACATGGGGCATCAATGAGGCCAAGTGGAAGTATGCGACAGAGTGGTGCAACAATAACAATATGGAATTTAAGATTTTAACAGAAGATCATCTTAATATTACATATAAATAGTCATATGGCAGTATCAAAGTTTATACAAGCGGTTAAGGATGAGGCTAGAGGGCGACCACGCTCTACTCAATGGTATAGGGATAAAATCAAAGAGTTTGGTGCGCCTGGTGCTATGGATTTAATACGAGATGGTAAAAGGAATAATAGACCATTTTATGGTAAGTTGAACATGTTCTTCTATGACCCAAAGCATAAGAAGAAGCTCCCTTACTACGATACTTTTCCTCTAGTGCTTCCATTAGAGACATATAATGATGGATTTCTTGGTCTGAATTTACATTATCTTCCCATACCGTTGCGTGTTAAACTCCTTGATAGGTTAGTAGATTATACCAATTCAGAAGATTTTACAGAAACAACAACAAGAATGGTAGTGGATTATAATAAATTAAAAAGCATTAAAATAATTCGTCCTACTATACATAAATATTTAGCAGGACGCACTAAGTCTCAGTTTCGTAGAATTGATGCAGATGAATGGACGATTGCAACACTGCTACCTGTACAGAGATTTAAGAAAGCTTCTGCATCAGAAGTATGGAAAGATTCTAGGAGTATGATTTAATGGCAGGTCTTGCAAGATTTTTGGAAGGTGGCGCATTTGGAGTTTTAAATGATATTTTATCTGAATTTCATTCAGATAATGGTTATGCAATACCAAACCGATTTGAGGTGTTAATTACCCGACCAGGCGGCAGTGCTAATGACGCAAGAAAAGTTTCTCTGAGATGTGAAACCGTTCTTCTTCCTGGCAGAAATTTAAATACCGTTACTGATGGTATGCCATACGGCCCAACTAGAGAAGTTGTCGATGGTGTAACTTATGCAGAAGATATATCCATGACCTTTCAGGCAAGTTCTGGATTGGATGAAAGAGTATTTTTTGAGGAATGGCAGGAGCTCGCATTTAATAAACAAACTTGGAATGTTGGTTATTATAATGATTATGTAAGTACAGTTGAAATCTATCTATTAGATAGACAAGATCAAAGACGATATGGTATCAAACTTATAGAAGCATTTCCCAAAACAATTGGTGGAACAGATTTAAGTCAAGCAGCAAACAATGAAATTATAAAAACTTCTGTAAGTTTTTCTTTTAGATATTGGGAGTCTTTAGATACAAATAGACAACCACCAAGCCTAACAGATAAAATATTTGATACTGTAGTAAATACAGTGGAGCGAAATATTGAGGCAAATCTACCGAAAGTATTAACTAGATTATTATAAAGGATGAATAATTATGGCACTACCTAAACTTAATACTTTAACCTATGAATTGGAATTACCTTCTTCGGGCGAGAAACTAAGATATAGGCCCTTTCTTGTGAAGGAACAAAAAGCTTTGATGATTGCTCAAGAATCAGAAGATGATAAATTGATTGAAAATACATTTGCTCAAATTATCAATGATTGTGTTTTTGATGATGTTGATCCATATACTATGCCTATGTTTGACATTGAATATGTTTTTTTAAGAATAAGAGGAAAATCTGTTGGAGAAAAAGTTAAATTAAATCTGTTATGTCCTGATGATGAAAAGACCCGTGTAGATGTTGAGATTGATTTAGAAGATGTTAATGTTCAAATGTCTGAAGATCATACTAATATTGTTGATATAACAAAAGAAATTAAGCTAATAATGAGATATCCATGTTTAAAGGATATGGCAGGATTTGATGACACAGGACAAGTATCTTCTATGTTCGATATGATCAAACGATGTATTCATGAAGTTCACGATGGAGAAACTGTTCATAATAAAGTAGATATTTCAGAAAAGGAATTGGATGAATTTATTGATAGTATGTCAACAGATAATTTTGAACAAGTAAGTAATTTTTTCAATACCATGCCAAAATTATTTCATGAGGTTGAGGTAAAGAATCCAAAAACAAAGAAGAAAAATAAGATTCCGATTGAGGGCCTACAAAGTTTTTTCGAATAGCCCTTTCTCATGATAATGTGGAGAACTATTATAAAACAAATTTCGCACTAATGCAACATCATAATTATAGTCTAACTGAATTAGATAATATGATGCCGTGGGAAAGGGAAGTATATCTTGGTTTGTTAATGAATTTTTTGAAAGAGGAAGAAAAAAGAATAGAAGAACAAAAAAGACGGAGTTAATAAAATGGCGCAGAAAAAACTACAGGCAGATAGTAAGTTTGCAAAATATGATTTAGACGGCGATGGAACCGTTAGTGATGAGGAATTGGCAATGGAAGAACGTATGATCGATTTGGAAAATCGTGACAAGAGAGAAGACGCACAACGCACTATGGCATGGTATGCACTTGGTGGTATGCTGTTGTATCCTGTGTGTGTTGTTATTTCCGTTGTAGCAGGTATTGACGCCGCAGCAAAGATACTGGGTGATATGGCAGGAGTTTACTTCATTGCCGTTGCTGGTATTGTTGCAGCGTTCTTTGGCGCACAAGCATTAACCAATAAAGCACCTAAGAAATAAGGACAAGTCATGGCAGAAAATTTTGCATCTCTTATAAAAGAACAAAAAGAAACCAATAAAAAGCTTGGCGTACTTGTTGAAACAACTGGTGAACAAACTGTTGCAACAGGCGCAGCTGCGACTGAAGATAAGAATGCAGAAACGGCTCGTAGCAACAAGACATTAAGCCTTTTCAAGTCGATGGCTAAGAGTTTTTCTACTTTTGGAAAAAGTTTTGCTATTGCAACAAAAGTAAGATTGAAAGGTCTTGGTGGAGGCCTTCTGAAATTTTTAAAAGCCACTGCTCTTGCTGGTTTGCTTGTGGCTGCTTTAGCATTTTTGGAGAGTCAAACTTGGATAGACATGAAACAAACCATTGCTGATTTTGCGCCAAAATTGAAAACTTTTTATACGGGTACGTTACAACCATTTTTCTCAGGAATAGTAGCCTTTATCCAAGCCCCAAGTTGGCAAGCCTTCAAAGACATATTTGATGTTGACAACCCATTAGGTTTGGTGCTGGGCCTCGCCGCAGTCACTGCTTTATTTGCACCCGGGCTTCTATTTGCGGGGTTAAGCTTAGGTGCAATAGCTTTTAAGAAAATAATGATAAAAAGTGGTGCCTTATTAGGCGTTCTCGGCACCGATGTGAAGGCACGGGTTCTAAAACCACTAAAAAATGCTGTTGCTGCTACTGGTGCTAAAATTTGGGCATTTATGACGAAGATTCCACCCGCACTAGTGGCACTCAAAACATTTTTCCTAACATCATTTTTACCCGCCGTAGTTGCGTTTATGGTTCCGCTTTTACCTGTTATTGCGGCAGTTGGAGCAATTTCACTCGCTATTCTTGCTTTGAAGATTGCATTTGACGATGCCATGGCAATATTTGAGGAAACTGCTAGTATAGGTGAAGCACTTAAAGTGGGAATCTCTAAATTTATGGGAGTTGTACTTGGGTTTATTCCGGCATTGGTTTTAGACCT